CCATGTCAGTACCCTGCCCAATGCTTGAGGTTGTCGATGCAGTGAAAGCGAACAAGCTCACCAGACAGGGAGTCGTGCGCTTCCACCAACCACTTGCCGGATGTTGCATTGTAGGAGCAGCCACGATACCAGTCGTGTTGCTGCGCCCATCTTACGTGTCTTGCTTCCATGAGAGTTGTCCTCAGTGAACACAGTAGCTAGCCCTCGTTGGAAGGCTAGCGCTTTGCACACTCAGTGATGCACTGGCGCAGCGTGCGGCTGAATGGCCGGCTGATGTGCCATCGGGATCAGCAGCTTAGCCTTCTCTACCAGTTCTTCTTGGCCGGGTAGAACGTGTGCCCCTTCCTTGGTAGCCCGGTGAATCAGGGATATCAGCAGCTTGAGGAAGTCAAGGTCTTTGATCTCCTCGTCCTGCTTGCAGTCGTACCAAGGCTCAGCCATCGCACCTTGAAGGTCGGTCTTCGCCGACTTGTCGAACAGGAAAGGCTGCGCCTTCTTGGTCGTGTCGTCTTGGTTGATGCGGATCTTGCCGTACTTCGTGAGCCAGTGAGCCATCGCCTGCTTGCGGTGGCCCTTGGACAGCGAGCCAAACAACTCGTTGACCAGCGAGGTAGCCACGGTTACATCGCTGTGCTTCTCGATGTGATCCAGTACCGAGAGGCCGGCAATCTGAATGCGGCCATCCAGCTTCTTACCGGCTGCGGCGATGGACTGGAATTCCTTGCGGAGATTCTCAGTGCCGACGATCAGAGCAGGCAGGGTTGCAGCAGTGGAAGTTGCAGTGTTTGTAGTAGTCATATCAGTAGCCTCGTTTCGCTTGGTTAAGTTGGGTGACGCCTTGGACATCGCACTTGCCTACAGCCCGCCGGTTCCCCTTGGGCTGGTGATTACTATCCTGTTGCCATGCATCTACTGGTCCGGCAGGTTCAGTCGCCAGTTCCCAGTCGTTAAGCTGTCGTCTACGTCGGCCAGCTTGTATGTTACCTGCTCGGTGCATATCAGTGAGCAGTACCCGAATTCCCATGTCCTTCACTGCCCGATGATACAGATGGTCAATGTCCAGTGGACGCTGAGCAACTGCAATCGGTGAGCTAGCACTAGATCGGATGACACCTTCAATCTTTACATCATGCTTGCGGATGCTTGCTCTCGCCTTACGCATCTGCTTCTTCTCCAGTGGAGTCATGCACAGCCTCTGTCTTTTCTGTAGCGGCGCCCATAAACGGGCCTAGAGTGAGCGTTCTCGGTAGTTTCTTAGATACTCTGGTAGGTGTGAAGTAGCGCACCAACTTAGCTTGCCGCCCTTCTCTGTCAAGTCCAGAGTATCTAAGGAACCACCGAAATGTGTTCCCGCTAGCATCTTATCGCCTAGCCACGTCGCTGGTCCAAACCAGTCATTGCCCATGTCGTCAGGGTACGCACGTCAGTTGTTCGTACAAACCGGGTTGGCTCTCGCCTTCCCTCACGCTTTCCCGTCTTACATCATGTGGATGCGGGCTGAGAGCGTAACTCTATTCATGAGTCAATGACTGGTCTATTACAGTATCCAGCGTTGCAGTTACCTGTTGTCCCTTAAGCTACCTAGTGTCCTCTACCATCAGTACCCAGTTCCGCAGTAGTGAAAGCTTCCTGATCTTACCTAGGCATTACGCTACCAGTGTCGGTAGGCCAAGCCTTGTACAACTAAAGAGCGGTGAATCTTTGTTGCCGTGCATCTTGCCTCAGTTCCTAGTGCTTGTCAACCCTGTCGTTAGAGTGGGAGTTGCTTAGCTCTAGATCCTGTGAACCCTACTCATGACATCTGCTCAGGTTCCTAGTGTTGCTCATCTTACCCGTAGTTCCGTGTGCCTGTCAACCTACTGTGAATCTTCGGTTAACTTGGAACCAGGTGTCGCATACTACCTTGTCTCTTTGTCCCTGTCAACCTATCCGTTTCCGGTAGAGCTGACCGTTGTTGCTAGGTCCAGACCGTGGCGACCACTAGTAATCTGTTCCGTGTTGCTAGGTTGCGAACTCTACAGCGTGTTACTCAGTCCGTCAACCCTTTGTTTCATCCTGCTATCTAAGTATCTAGGTAGCTGGTCTAGACCGTGTTGCCTGTCTAGGTGGCTTACTCTACAGGATATCTATTCTCTGTCAATACCTATTCTTCACGATAGTCAGTCTATGTTCTCTATATAGCTGGCTGTCTCTTCCCTCTATATAGCTGGATTCATTCTGTACTCATCTAGTCCTATCCTCTGTCTATCTCTGTACCTCCTCTGTATCTCTCTGTCCCTTACTCGGTCTCCTCTGTCCTCTCCTCCTCCTGGCTCTGTATCTTCTGTTCTTCTCCGTTAGACAGATTGACGACGTCGTTCTATCCGGACCACAGCTATCGAAAACTGGTTGGTAGTCTACAGGTGCCCAATTGATTTGGAGCTGGATCAAGCGGCAAACAAGACAGATGCCTCCCGTCCTTTGCTGTGCTCATCCTCCTGGTACTGCTCTCGCCTCCTCTGGCTGCGCCTCCGCTGCGTTCTCCTGCCCATCCTGGCACACCTACCCTTGTCGATGCTGCGCCTCCTGGCCGCTTCCTGGGAGCTTCCTGGCCCGCCCTCTGGATATGCTGGCCTAATGATGGCCACCTCCTGGATAATCCCTTGGAGATATCGCTTGACGGCCCGGCCTGCCTCGTCTAATCTCCGTCTTGTCACATCGCTTCGCCATCGCATCACCGCCTCTCCTCGTATAAATGTCAACCTGCCCGCTGCTGGGCCCGTGCTGAAGGGCACCGGGGGGTACACGCTCAGTATGAGTCGGAGGGGCCTCCTCGCATAAGCTCATTATTTTTAGGTCCACTTCCCGCGCCTCCGCGTGCACGACTCTGGCAAGCCCTCTGATTCCAAAGGACTTGGCACAGCCTTACTTGAATATACGCTTGCTATGCAACTTCCCACCGGTATACAGACAGCGTCCTGCTGCGATCTTCAAAGCACCCTTAGCACTCTTCCCGCAGTCCATTGCACCAATAGCGAACTCAGAACCTGAGCCTATTGCACGCTCACAGACTACCTCCGATCTCCAGAGTCCAGCCGCTTCACATCCAACGATGTACAGCTTACCGCTATCGAGCACGAAGGCACTGACATCTAGCTGCCTATCTGTCTTCTTGTCGCCCAAGTAGGCACGGAAGAAGTCACCGTAGTCAGGCGTAGTGCCTGCACACCAGAAGATCAGATCTTTAACCAGATGGCACTTGTTGCTCTGGTCATTGACGATGTTGCCGCCTGCTGATACCCGGGAATCCCAAGCAATCACACCATCCTTGTACACGATAGTCGTCATTCAGTGACCTCAAATCCATTCAGGGCATTGCAATCATCCACTTCTCGCTGATAGCTGAGGATGGCTCTGTATACGCCGTGATCCGTCGAGGGATCAATCAGCGGGTGTTGACACGGCGTCCAGCTTGGCGCACTTCCCACGGCGGCACAGCTCGTTATAGACAGGATCGGGAGTATGCCGATCAGGAAGCAGAGCCAAAGCGGCACGTAGTCGAAGCTCAGACGTCGCATAATTGGAACTCACGGTGCGGAGGTTGGTTTGAATCTTCGCTGTGCGGGCCTCTGCGGCCACTCTCAGCTTGATCTCGTTCTGGTATAGGCCGTCATAGCGCCCCGCCTCCCTGAGCCCGTACCAAGCGGCAGAGAGAGCGAGGAGGAGAGCCACGGACAGCGCGATTACGGCTTTAAACACAGCGATACCTCAGCGGCACGGCGGTTGACGAGTCCCTTGGAGACGACCTTCTTGCCGTTGATCGTCACCTTGTTGAACATGGCGATGGCCTGACAGCCGGCGAGGTAGTTACCTGCGTTGAACTGCCGGAATGCGGTGGAGTCAAGGCACGCGGAGTACCCGACGTTGTAGCAGAAGAAGGTCAGAGCGGTCTGCTGGTTCTTAGTCAGCTCTGTCTTGATGGTCAGGACAGCCTTCTCGTGCTTCTGGTAGTCACGCACAGTCATATCCCAGCACTGTTGCGGGGTAGCGCGGTCGCCCATCTTGACACCCAGCGTAGTACCGGCACAGATGCTCGGTACGTTAGCGATGTCGCGGTAGGCGTTCAGCTCCACACCCTCTAGCGTATAGAGCCCACCGATGGCAGCCGCTAGAGCTGCACCGGTCAGGGCTTTGTTACGCATTAACTGGCGGACAGCACGCCACCAGTCAACACACCGTTGACGATGGTAGGAGTGAAGAAGGTGCCAGTGCCAGTGATGGTCACGCCGGAGAACTTTAGGGCGTTGGTCAGGATAGTCTTGGTCGCAGCCAGCTTGACACCGGTGAGTACACCAGCCGCAACGGTAGCGGTAGCTGGGGAGTCCAGTGCGCCTGCCGAGTTCTCGACGTTCACGGTGCCACCGTTGGCGACTACTGCGTTAGTGCCGCCAGCGATAGGCCCAGCGTAGCCGGGAGTCAGGGTGGCTGCGTCTGCAAGGAACGCAGCGAACAGCGGCGACGGAGTACCGGTGACATCGGCATCTTCCAGTTGGGAGATGACGCGAGCCACCTCTTTACGCACGGTCTGGGCCAGTGGGCTATCGCCCGGATTCTTTAGGGTAGTGACTTGCATGTGAAACTCCTTGTTAGCGTCTGCGGATTACAGAGCGCTGATTGCTGGTGGACTTGCGGTCGTAGCGAGTCTTGTTGAACGGGTCAGCCATCTTGGCAGCCAACTCAGCGGCACGGGACTCAGCCTCACGCTTGTTACTGTCTTGGTTGAGCTGTTTGATCCAGAAGCCAACGGAACCGGCCAGAGCATCGAGTCTGTCATCGTGAACAAGGCAGCCAGAGTCCCGAGTGATCTTGGCGATCTGCTGCATGAGGCAGTAGGTCTGCCGCTTATCCATCGGGTGACGCTGTGTACTTGCCCAGTCGTCGAGCACAATGGACTCGTCGAAGATCAGGGAACCCCGGCCCATGATAGGCTCCAGAGTGTCGATGATCCGCTGTTCCTTGTTGGTGCTCTCGAACGTCTCGTTGATGGCACCGGTCCATTCGATCTTGGCGAGGTACGGCTGGAACACCTTAGTGAAGGCACCGAAGCCGAAGTTCTTCTCGATATCGAGGATGTCGGGATTCCACTTCTTGACGATCTGTGCCAGCTCTTGGAGGTCTTTGTCATCGAAGCCGCCCGGCACACCACCTACGGTACGTGCGAAGACGTTACCGTTGAGGTGCTCGGTCACAGCGTAGCCGGTCTCATCCCCGTTCTTACCGCCACCAGCCGGGTCAATGCGCATGTGGCGCGCTGCGGGCTTGGCAACGTCCTGGGAGACGTACTGCGGAGTGGTCAACTGGACCTTGAGGCTGCCGGCGGTGTAGTCCTTGACGTGGTCGTGAGACATGCCCCGGACGACGTTCAGCGGGAGCTGATCGCCCAACCGCATGACGACGATGTTGACAGGTTTGAGAGGATAGCGCAGGGCATCCGAGAGCTTCGTGCTCAGCATGTGCTGTAGCTGGAAGAACGCCGGGCCTTGCTTCATCTCCTTGGACTGCAACGACTCTTCGTGCATGAGCTGTGGGTCGGTAGGCTGTCCCTGAGAGCCGTCAAGCCCGCCACCTGACTGGAGGTCAGGATCAAGCTCAAGGGCACCACGGATGTACGGAGCGAGAGCCGCGCCGTAGTTGTCCATCTGTTCCGGGGTAGGGTAGCGGCCCGGCCACACACGTACAGCGAAGCCCATTTGCGGGAGCTGGTTGTAGATGGAGCTGTCCGTCTGCGGCGTGCCGAGGTAGATGATCCGCCCTGCTGCATCCTGCACGATGGACGCGAAGTCACGGCAGTTCTGCATCAGTTGCTCACGCATGGTAGCAGTGCGCGCCAGCTTGTAGGATTCCACGTCATCCGCGATGAGCAGGGTGGCACGCTTACCTTGCAAGTTGCCGGTGATACCGGTACACGCAACGGACGGCGACTTCTGCACACCACGGAGATTGAAGTTGATGTCGAACGCCTCGACGGATTGCCGGTCGTTCTTGTTCACGTTGGGCCGCATGCACTCCAGAATGTCGGAGTTCATGATGAGCTTAACGATGAGGGTGGAGATCTCGTTCGCCTGCTTGCCACCAGCGGACACGACCAGCACCGACCCTTTCGGATGGTGGATCAAGTACCAGATGGCAAACAGTGCGGTGATGGTGGTCTTGGCTTGGCCCCGTTGGGCCTGCACCATTAAGTCCTTCGGGCCGAATTCGAGGAACTGGCCGATGTCAAGTTGCAGACCTGTAGTCTGGAACCCCAACACCTTCATCATCACTATAAGGAAGCGAGAGAAGGTAGGGAACGTGCGCTGCAAGAGCAGCAGTTGCTTTTCTTCTGGGCAGAGTTCTCTCATTGCATACGCATTGGCGAGGATTCAAAGTCGTCGAATATGGCTTGCATCTCCTCGGCACTCACGGTGCCAACAGTCGCAGCAGCCAGCCCTGCGCTCAGCGCCTTGATGTCTGTGCTGGCGTCCGGGTCAGCCTGAATGTTGTTGTCCTTCAAGAAGGCACGGAGGACCGCAGCCTCGGCAGCAGTCATTGGGATATCGTACTCGACCCCGTTCTCGTCCTTGCCCTTCCGGGTCATGCAGTCCATGAGGTACTGCGCGAACATCTCGTGCAGTGCCCCCATAGTCTTTTCAGATGCTGCCATTAAACTTTCTCCTTGTTTAGCTTATCCCTAACAAACACGTAGAGCTGTAACGCCGTCAGGGCTGCGGACATCAGAAGCACTGCCGTAGGCAATGCACTGATAAACCAGTTAGACAAACCCACAGCCCATGCTTGCAGGACCACGACAGCGCCCTGCAAGCCAGACGACCTATCCATTTATGCTTCTCCGAATGTACGTTAGATTTCTGGTAAGTATTCCTCTGTCCCTACGAGCGCACGAGAGCGCCGCAGAAGCTGGTCTGTATACACAGGGTGTGAGATAGGACCTACCGAGGAGTTAAAGCTAATCAGGCCGGCGCCCATTGCACGAGTGCGGGACGAGATCTGCCCGAAGTACGTGTAGAAGTCAACAGGTGCCACGTTGGCGACATAGTCGTTAGTGCCGCACATCAGCCACACAAAGTCTGGATCATTGACCTCTACGTCCGCGCCGAAGCGAGCCAGCATGTCAATCATCTTGTGTCCTTGCACGCCCTTGTTGATGATAGTGGCGTTAGGCATCTTCTCCTGTAGGCGCTCGAAGACGCCCGGCAGGTTGAACCACGAATCACCGAGCAGTACGTGTTTGCCGTAATCAAAGTTCTTGACCTTAGCAGTGACTTGCAGGATGTCGGCCTTGGATACACCAAAGACTTGCCCCGCCGCAGTACCTTGGATCTGGATCACGTAGCTCCCGCCCTTGCGGGCGTGGAACGGGATTTCAAACTCCCGAGGGAACAGGGACTGTACGTTAAGCACGCCTACGTCAGCACCGGTAGCCACCTCGTTGACGTGTACGCCCACTGCAAACAGTCCCGCACCGTTGGCGGAGGTGTTGATCCGCAGACGTAGGATGTAATCCCCTGCCGGCAGCGTGAACGGGGCCAGCTTCCAGCCGCTTCCGATTCCCGGCGCCACCGTGAGTATCGACGGCGAGTTGACACCGCCCGGATTGCGGTAGGTGTTGTCGGTATACGAGGACTGCACGCCACCAGCCACAGGGATAGTGGCGGTGAGATCCTGTTCCTTGACGCGGGTGTACGTGCGGTTCGCTTTACGCAGGGCGTAATCGGCGATGGCACGGTAGCCGTACAGGTTAGGGTGAATGTAGTCGTTATAGAAGTTCGATACTACACTGCCGGCGCCCATCGTGGATTGGATCGGCTTGGCGAAGGTGATTGTCAGGCCGGTCAGGTCGATAATCACGTTGGTGTAGTAGTCTCCCAGTGCGTCTTTGAACACAACAAGCTGGTTCACTAGGAAGCCGAGGCTGCTGGCAATAGTACAGGTGTAGTTGCCCGTCTGTACTGCCGCCGTCTGATAGAACGTACCGACCTCACTGGGGTGGTAGCCGACGCCCATGCACACACCGTAGTGCAGATCAACCAGTTGGTTGTCGATGCTCGCAAGTTGGGCGAATCGAGTGCGCAACTGGTCGATGTGCGTCTCAGACACATCCTGACGGGCATCCAGTGCAACGATGTCGCTGACAGCAGTGCCGAGGGTGGCAGTGTGGGAAGTCAGAGTAGCGCCTACTGTGCTGCCGCCGTGCCCCACCATGCCTGAGCCGGACGGCAGCGCCAGATTCATAGCCAGCTCAGCCGCCGAGCCGTCGGCAGGGGCCACAGCGACCGGGTTGCCGAATGCGTCAAAGCCCAGCAGCTTGCCGGCACGCGAAGCCACTGCCGGTAGGGCAGGTAGTTCGGTGTCAGTAACGCGAACCATCTTGTTCAGTTGAACCATGGCTACTGCGTCCTGCGGGTCGATGCCGTTGTGCAGGTTTACGATGCGCTGACCGCCGGCATCGAAGTTGCCGTGATCGTCCTGCACCATCTTGGTCTGTGCAGCGTCCAGAGCCTCTTGGGCAACGAAGATGTTCTGGCGGTTGGCCAGATCTAAGTCGGCCTCACTTACCGACTGCCGGTCGCGGTAGTCTACCAGAGGGAAACGGTTCTCGGTACGGCGGAAGATCTTGACAGTACGGCCAGCGGCCACCGGTGCACCGTCAATCTGTGCCCGGTTGGGGGCCACCAGAGTGACGACACGGTCTGCTGCTGCGGCATTACCGTCGATATCGAAGTACAGCTCTACTGCTCGCACGTCCTCTGGGTAGAGGTAAGGCACTGTGCCCGACAATGTATCGGGATTGACTCCCGCAAATGCGAAGTCGAACTGAGTCTGCACACCGTCTGCCAGAAAGAAATTAGTTGCTAGGTACGGCATTGGGTATCCTGTAGCGGCCCGCAGGCCGCATTATTGGTTCGTAGTCTACAGGTGCCCAATTGATTGCGCCTGCGTTATTCGGTCAGCGTGTTAACGACCGGGGTGAGGAAGGGGAGGTTGCCTCCAGGGAGCATGCGGATAGCTTCCCGCGCATCGCGCTGTTTCAGTACCTTGGCGCCGGACTCGATGTAGCCAAGAGAAGGAATGTTGCCCAGTGCAGAGCTAGAGCCAGAGCGCACACCTGTAGCCTCAAAACCAGAGAGGCTTGCACCGGCATCCAGTACATCGCCAGCAAGGCCAGAGATAGAAGTGTAGTTAAGAACAGCTCGCGCCAGCATAGCAGGGTGAAGCTGTGTCTCAAGGTACTCATCTTGGTCCTCTCTGCCGGTGGAGTTGATTGCCACTCGGCTCAGGTGAATCGGAAGGGCGAACGCCATCTGGCCCATGAGCAGGCCGAACGCCTTGGCGGTGCCTACGTCAGCTCGCTGCCTTGTCCACTGCTTCTCCATAGAGGTCAGGGTAAAGGAGCGGAACTGCACCAGCATACGCATCAGGTCGTTGTGTGCCCACTTACCAGTCTCACCGATGTAGGTGCCTTGGATGATCTGCTTACCGCCACGATGCACGGCCTGCACAAACTCTGCCGCTGCACCGTGGTCCATAGACTTGGTCAGATCCAGCGAGATCAGTGCGCCTGTGTCGTCGAACTTGGCGATGTTGGGTAGATCCGCCCGGATCCGTCCAGCAAGTTCGTCACTCAGCCCCATAGAGGTCAGAGCAGCGTTCTCCTCACCGGAATTGATGTAGCGGAACGCCTTGTGTACGATCTGCTCGCTGATGCCCCGGATCTGCGCAGCGTGCACCATGTGCCAGCCCGAGAGCCACGGCAAAGCGTTGCTGCCGGCCCTGACCATGCGGTCAAAGGCGTTCAGCGAGTCCCGGCCATAGATCCTGACGT